TGCCGGGAAAGTACATGAAATATTTCGGCGTCTTGGTCATCGTTCGTTCCCGCCGTCTCAATCCCACGCCGGCGCGCGGCCCGCGGGATTGGCGATCCTGCCGTCAGGCCGCAAATCTGGATCACGCGAGCGACGAGAAACCAGCATAAAATGGGCACAACTTCGCTGTGCGCGGATTGGTTGTCGTCGATCCCGTTGTCGCATTTTGTCGCACTATTTCCCTAGTACTTTCAATGCTCCGGAATCGGGGGCAAAATGTGGACGCTACAGTCACGCTACAGCGGGCCTGTCATGGCGGACGACAAGAACCCGATCGCGAAGAACCTACCGGACGGTGAAACTTCGGAGAATTTGCCGCCGCTTATCGGCCCGATGGAGCCGCCGTCGTGGTGGTCGCAGGAACGGTTGCGAGAGCAATATGAGGAGCAGGAGCGGCGGAAGCAGCTGACGGGCTCCACCTCGCTAAGCCGCGCCGGAAATGCCATCGATCGCGCCATCGCCGTCACGCGCGTGGCCGTGATGGAGCCTGCGTCGACAAAATCCGCTTCCACGAAGGACGCTCGGGACGCTTGGGACGCCCAAAAGAGGGAGGGGGGTGGTGCGCGCGGTGAGCAGGCGCCGATCAAGCCAGCCAGGAAGAATTGGTACAAGGATCCGCTCAAGGCAGAACTCGAAACTGCCATGAAAGACATCGCGCAGCAGTATGCACCGGGCGCGCATCCCGGTGAGGATGTTATATGGGACGCGCTGAAGGCACGTCCCGGGCTGGAGGACTTACCGCGTAGCGTCGCGCGCTGGGCGCTGAAGGAGTACGCTCCACAGCTGCTCGGACGTCCCGGACATCACAGCACTAAATCGCCGAGTTAGATCGCTAAACCAAATCGCCAGCTCGCCGCCGAAAAAAAAGTCGGCGGCGATTTGGCGATTAGTGCATTCGGCGCTTCGACACGCCATGGGTAATGCTCCTGCTCACAGGAGATCATGGCCATGTCCGGGGCTGACCAAGCAAGTACCGCGGCCGACGATATTCTGATCGGCGCGGCGGCGATTTGGGGCGAATTGCGAGACCTCGGGATCGTTGAGGGTGACGGGACCGATGTCGAGGATAAGGATCTCGACAAGGTCTACTACCTCGCGAAGGCCAAGAAGCTTCCAATCGGAAAATTCGGAAAGTCGCTGATCGCCTCGCGCACCAAGTTGCGCCGCGCGGTGCTCAGTCTCGTCTCGTAATCGGGACAGCCGCCCTGGCGCACCGTCGCCGGCGTCGGGGTGGGAAATGTTCGGGCGATGGGAAGCCGGTCGGCGGTTCTCGGCGGATGAAGTCCAGAACCCGCCGACCGGGAAAGCGCAGCAAACAATGGGAGGTTCCCCATGCTGCCGAACTCACAGGTAAAGGCCCATAGCCCCCGGGTCAAGATCTCGTCAGGGCACATCACCACGAACGGTAACGATAACGGCAAGGGTCGCCGTCGCCATAGCCACTTCCGCAACGGCTGCCGGTTGGCCGCGCTGCGGGGCTACACCGGGGCTAAGCTTGCTCTTGAGCAGGGCATCAGTCCTGCCGGGGCGGCGCTCATGAGCGGTAGTAGCGCGGCATACGTCCGCGCTCTCATGGCGGTCCTTGAGAGCAAGGACGCGACCTTGCTCAACGCCGTACTGACCGGCCGCGTGCCGGTGCTCACCGCAGCGGCGCAGGTCCGTGCCCTCGACAAGTTGCTTGCGGCCTATGCGGTGGCCACGACCGAGACCAAGGCCGCGTTTGGCCGCATCGCCGGTATCGACAATGTGTTCGACAACGTGGTCGCACCGACGATCACGGTGGCTGCTGAGTAGTGCGTAACAAGCGTCGCTCGCGCGCAAATGCGCGGGCGCCGTCATCATCACGGGAGACGCGCCATGAGAATCGTCGAAGGCATCACCGCTAAACAGGAACATGTCTGGATCGTCATCGTGAGTGCCGTCGAGGATAAAGAAGTCGAGGTCGCCTTTTGTACGAGGACCGACGCCGTCGCCTACCGCAATGCCTTGCTCGCGCTCCGTCGGGAATCCCCCACTGCAATGGATCACCACTTGGAGATGGTCAGACGCATACAAAGTCGTGCCGTGCTCACCTATGGGATCGATCGAGTACAGGAACAGCAAAAGTAAATTACCGACGCCGTCCGCGCCAATAACGGCGGCGCCCGTTTTTCTTAAGTCCGATTTCCCGTTTGTCAATTTGCCCCAATGAAGACCAGAGCTGAATGCCATGAGCCGCGGCGGACGCGCATCGCGAGAGAAAGGCAACAGGACCGAACGCGCCATCGTTCGCATCCTGCAGGAGCACGGCTTCGCCGCCGAGCGCGTGCCCCTCTCCGGCGCCGCGCACGGACGCTTCGGCGGCGATGTATCCGTACCGCTGCTCGGAGCCGATCGCCGTGTCGAGGTGAAGTGCCGGGGCAACGGATTCCGTCAACTCTATGATTGGCTCGAGGGGCACCATTTCCTAATCGTTCGCGCCGATCGTCGCGAGCTCCTCGTCGTCATCCCCCTGAAGCTTGCCGCCGAAATCGCCATGGCTGCAGAGCGTTCGATCAAAGGGGGCGCGCCATGATGAGGATCATCGGCGCTGACGAAAGGCTCAACGAGCCGCGCGGTGTGAAGGCCCTGCTCATCGGCCCGACCGGCGTGGGCAAGACCTCACAGCTGCACACGCTGGATCCGTCCCGTGTACTGTTCCTCGATGGCGAGGCCGGCGACTTGAGTGTGCAGGACGTCCCGGTCGACACGATCAGGATCGACGACTGGCAGACGGCGCGCAATATCGCGGTTCGCATCGGCGGCCCCAACCCGTCGTTCGCGCCGACCAGCAGCTACTCCGAGGCACACTATAAAGCCGTCGGAGGCGCGCTCGAAAATCTCGACCGCTACGACCTGATCTTCGTCGACAGCATCACTGCGATCAGCCGGCTTTCGTTTCGTTGGAGCGAGCAGCAACCGGAGGCGCGTTCCGAGCGCACCGGCGCGAAGGATCTGCGCAGCGTTTACGGCCTGCATGCACGCGAGATGTTGATGTGGCTGCATCAATTACAGCATGTGCGCGGCAAGCATGTAGTGTTTGTCGGCATCCTCGAGAAGGTCACCGACGATTTCGGCCGCTTCGTCGAGTACCGCCTGCAGATGGAAGGCGCAAAGGTTCCGCGCGAGATCGGCGCCATCGTCGACGAAGTTATCGTGATGGAGTTCCTGGACTTCGGCGATCACAAGCAGGTCCGCGGCTTCGTGTGCACGTCGCCCAATCCGTGGGGATTTCCGAGCAAAGACCGCAGCGGAAAGCTCGACCAGACCGAACCGCCGCACCTCGCCAAAATTCTCAACCGCGCAAAACCAACCCCCGAACAATAGGAGGCGTACATGCCTTTCGATTACTCACAGACCGGCGACCCGCGCGACTTCTCCGAACTCATTCCGCACGGCACGCTCGCCAGCGTGCTGATGCGTCTGCGCGCCGGCGGTGTCGGCGAGGACGGGCTACTCAAGCGCACGGCGAAAGGCGACGCCGAGATGCTCGACGGTGAATTCACCGTCATCGATGGGCCCTACGCGAAGCGTAAGTTCTGGGACAACTTCCTGCTCGAAGGCACAACCGACGGCCAGAAGGAGATGGCGAAGACCAATCGCGGACGCCTGAAGAAGATCCTTGAGAGCGCGCGCGGCATCAAGAAGGACGACACCAGCGAGCAGAACCTCGCGAAGTACCAGGCCAGCCTCAAAGACTTCAACAACCTCGTCTTCATTGCCAGGATCGGCGTGAGGAAGGGCGGCCAGCCCAAAAACGACGGCAGCGGCGAGAGCTGGTCGGACAAAAACTATCTGCTAGCCGCAATCACGCCCGATCAGAAGGACTGGCACCCGGTCGAGCAGCCGCCTCCATTCAATGGCGGTGGCGCCGGAGCCGCCGCTACTCCGCCGGCGGACACCACGCCCTCGGGCACCACGCCCATCACTCCGCCGGCATGGGCGCGCTGATGAAAAAGCTCCGCACCGTTAGCGAGGTCTCGCTCTCCGCGCTTGAAGACCAGTGGCAGCGGCAGGCGACTGCCGCCGCCATCGAGGCCGCGCGCGGCATCGTCACGTTCGGCGGCGCCGTCCCGCCCGCTACGCCGGTCGGGCGGCTTAGCGATACGGAATGGGGTTGGGTCCTTGCCGCGATGTTGTTTGCTTGGGTCTCAAAGCGCGCCGAGCAGGCAACCTGTGAACAGCTCGACACCGAGCAGACCATTCGCCTGACCGGACTAGATCCTGAGCCCTGGGACGCCGGCGCAGTGATGGCGATCCTGCCCGAGCTCGCGAGCGCCTGCACCATCGATTGGTCGCAGCCGCTCGCGGCTTGGCCGCGGGACACCATGATCGAGTTTCTGCTCACCGCCATGCGGCTCATTCGCAGGGCAACCATCGCGCGCGATCTTTCCGACAAAGGCATCACGCGTCAGTCGAGCGCCAGCACGATCGCGCGTCAGGCGAACGCTGCGGCCGGCGGCCCGCTGATGACCGCGGACGAGCGGAACGACGAGATCGGGCTCTAGGAGGGGCAACCCATGAAGCGCAAAGCGAACGGATCGCTCGGCCTGAACGCCGTCGGCAAGCCGTACAGCGAGAACTACGACCCGAATTACCGGATGAACTATCGGCCGAGTTACGGCCATCTGCGCTCGCCCTATCCGTCGAGCATGAAGTTCGTCGGCGATGCTCCGCGCGCCAGTGATAAGCGCGCACGCATACGGCTGCCGCGGCCCGCACCGCTACTGCAGGACGACGATCAGCAGCGGCAGAAGCAGCAGGAACGGGCCATAGCCGATGCCGTGAAGCGGTTTCTCAGCTCAGTGGCGTACCTGGAGCGGCACTTGCGAATGGACATCGCCGAGATACTCGGCGGTAGAGCGGACACGCAGTAACAACAAATGCTCCAACCGAGGCTGCGATGTACGACTACTACGAGCCCAAGCTGGCGGACGAGCCGATCAACGTCGCGCTCAACGAGGCGATCGAACGCGCCGCGGCGGGAAAGGCGGAGCTCCCGCATCCGTATCTGGGCGCGAGCATCGTCGGCTCGGAATGCCTGCGGCGCGTGCAGTACGATTGGTGGTGCATTCCGACGCTCGACGCCCGTACCCGCGCGATCTTCGCCCGCGGGCACTACTTCGAAGCGCGCGTCCGCGAGCAGCTGGTCGCCGCGGGATTTAAGTTCGCCCCACCGGAGGCGCTCAAGTTCACCGCCGTGAACGGCGATCTGCGCGGACATGCCGACGGGGTCATTATCGCTGGGCCTAATCCGCTCGGTGGTGTCTACATCAATTATCCGTTCATCTGGGAATGCAAGGCACTCAACGCGCGGAACTGGCGCGCGCTCACGCGCAACGGGCTCGAGCGGGAATTCCCCCGCTACGCGGCGCAGGTCGCGCTCTATCAGGCTTATCTCAAGTTGACCAATCCATTGTTGTTCAGCGCCATCAACGCCGACACCTGCGAGCTACTGCACTTCTGGGTGCCGTTCAACGCCGAGCGCGCCCAGCTGTGGTCCGACCGCGCCGCCAACATCATCGCCGCGACGCGCGCCGGCGAACTGCTGCCGCGCGCCTACAAGGACCCGGAAAAATTCCCCTGCAAGATCTGCCCCCACGTGGAGCGGTGCTGGGGCAGCTCATGAGCGTGCGTCCAAAAACTCCGACAACCCTGGAGCAAAGGGTCGCCATGACCATTCGGCTGCTGGCTTCGGATAAGGATGGCGAGATCATCGCCGCGGTATGCGCCCTCAAACGGGTGTTGGAATCCGCCGGCACCGACATTAACGGCCTCGCCAACGGCATCGAGAACCTCGGCAAGGCGGAGAAGAAAGCGGCAGAGATGCTGGCCCAGGAGAGGAAAAAGATCTGGGACACTGCCGTGCAGCACACCGAGAACAGACTGCACGGGGCGGACGACTTTATCGACTCCAGCGGCAAGCCGACCTGGCAGTCGGTCGCGCTGTACTGCCAGCGCAACAAGCATCGGCTCGACACCAAGCATCACAACTTCATCGACAAGGTGGCGTCGCAGACTGTGTACAACCGCGAGCCGACCGAACCGATGCACAAGTATCTTTTCTCTCTGTTCCTCCAGCTGGGTGGGAAAATCATATGACCGCGCAAGTGGACGAGGCCACCGTTCGTCAATTCATTGAGATCATCAGCACGCACGCGCGCCAGGTTATCAATGGCGCCGGCCCGCAGGGCGTCCTGCAGTTAAGCCGGCTCAATCCGCTCGACCACAGTCCTATTCCCAGCCGGTTCACACTCGACGACATCGAGAACATGGTGCGGACCGCGGTCAGCGACGCGCTCGCCGGACACAACGCCTATATCGAGGCGCGCACGGTGCGCGAGGACTTACGCGGCAATAAGCGCGGCGAGATTGAAGACACCGCCTGGGTGTTCGGGCTCGTGGCCGACTGTGACGCCGACAAGGGTAAGGGTGGCAACATCACGGTCAGGCCAAGCCTTGTGATCGAGACCTCGCCCGGAAATTTCCACTACTGGTACCTGCTCACGCGTGCGGTCCCGTGGGGTCAGGCCAAGGTGATCGGCGACGCCATCCGTGCGAGCTCGGGTGCCGACAAGGACACTGGCGTCGTCACGCAGCCGTACCGCATCGCCGGGACGCCGAATTTTCCTTCAGCCGAAAAGCAGGCGCGCGGACGCATAACCATCGAGCCGACCCGGATCGCCGAGCAGACCGGTAGGCTCTGGGATCCGGACGAATTGCTGCAAGCATTCTCCGCGGCCCCTGCAGCCGCGGCCGCCAGCACGCAAAGCACACCAGTCGATGACGAGAGTACTCTTCCCGCAGAGCTACTCAAGGACATCCGCGAGGGTGGCGTCGGCAAGGCCAACGACAAGAGCCGCTCCGCGCTGTTTCAGAGCGTGATCGACCAGCTCAAGCGCCGGCACTGGAGCATCGAGAGCATCGTCACCCTGCTCGAGAAGTACCCGAACGGCGCCGGCGCCAAATACAACAAGCGCCTGCGCAAGGAAGTGGAGCGCTCCTACGGCAAGGCCGTGGGCGGCATGCTTCCGTCCGCCTCTGGGACAGGTGGGACAGGTGGGACGGGGGGAACGGGGACGGGGGCGGCTGCCGCACCGCAACCGGCCGCGGCGCCGCCCGTACTGCCCACCATCCGCTTGGTCGATGGCCAGCTCTCGCGCACGGTCGAGCAGACTGAGCGCGCGATGGTCTCCGCCGGCATGGAGATCTACTCGCGCGCCGGCGCGCTCGTGTATCCGGTCAAAGAGACCAGGGTGGCGGCCAAGGGGCGCAAGACCGTCACAGCGCGATTGAGCGCCTTCAGCACGGACTCCTTCATCGAGCCGGTCGCCGAGGCCGCGATCTACCAGCGCTGGAGCGTGCGGCGGAACGCCTGGGTCGATATCGATCCCCCGGTGCAGCTCGTGCGCATGGTGCTGTCACGTGAACGCCGCTGGGCCTTCCCACATGTGAGCGGCATCATCACGACCCCGACATTGCGCCCCGACGGTTCGCTGCTCGCCGCACCCGGATACGATCCGCGCTCGGAGCTCTACTTGCTTCCCAACCTGCAGCTGCCGCCGATCGCCGCGCATCCGACGCGACCGGATGCACTGACGGGGCTCGAGAAGCTCAAGCACCTGTTCCGCGAGTTTTCGTTCCAGGACAAGGACGGAAAGGGGTTGGAGAGGCGGCTCAACTGCTCGGTCGCGATCTCCGCGTTACTGACCGCATTGCTGCGGGGGTCGCTGCCGACCTCTCCGGTCTATCTCATACGCGCCAGTGTCGCGGGGACGGGCAAGAGCTACCTCGTGGATGTGATCAGCGTGGTCACCACCGGGCAGTTCTGTCCGGTCATTACCGCCTCGAAGAACGCTGAGGAAACCGAGAAGCGGATCGGTTCGATCCTGCTCAGCGGCATTCCAATCGTCTCGCTCGATAACTGCATTCACGACCTCGAGGGCGAGCTCCTTTGCCAGCTGACCGAGCGCCCGGTGATCCGTATCCGGATCCTTGGCCGCAGCGAGATGCCTCCTTGTGAATGCCACACCGCCGTGTTCGCGACCGGTAACAACATCGTCTTCAAGGGCGACATGGTCCGCCGCGGCCTGGTCTGCAATCTCGAGGCGCTCGATGAGCGCCCGGAGCTGCGGGAGTTCGAAGCGGACGCGCTCGATGTCGTCGCCGCCGACCGCGGTCCCTATGTCGCGGCCGCGCTCACGATCGTGCGCGCCTATATCGCCGCCGGCTCACCGAAGATCTGCCCGTCGCTCGGCAGCTATTCGGCCTGGTCGGACATGGTGCGCAGCCCGCTGGTCTGGCTGGGCGAGCCGGATCCGGTCATCAGCATGGAAGGTCTCCGCAACGAGGACGTGGAGCTCACCAACATCCGCGAGTTCTTCGGTCTCTGGCTGGAGTACGGCCTCGATCTCGATACGCCCTACCTGACCGCGACCATTATCGAGGAGGCGATCGCTGCCCCGCCGGCCAACTACTGGGGGCCGCGCGAGCTCAAGCCGTTCCTGCTCCACATCGCGGCCGCGAAAGGCGACGCGACCAAGATATCGAAAGAGCGCCTCGGGCATTGGTTGCGAAAAATCAGCGGCCGCATCGTGAAGCTGACCGATGCGCAGGGAACGGAACGTAGGTACCGACTGATGAGGGAGCAGGACAGATTGAACCGTGCCTGCTTCCGGCTTCTACAGGTTCCTTGATGCAGGGGAGCAGGGCATGCATGGCAATTTTCTATCTATGTCGTGTAACTCGCATGGCGAGTGCGAATTATATAGAGCTCTAGGAAAGATCCTTTAAAACGCCTGCACCCCTGCATATTGCGTGCGAGGAAACGCTAGAAGGTTTGAACACCGAAGAACACGCTCCAACAAATCACAACCTCAAATCGGGACCGGAGACCGTCATGTCGAAAAATGAGCCGACCGCGCGTAGCAGCACTGAAGTCGACCCAACTCGTTCTGACATCGACGCTTTTCTCGCCGAAATGACGAAGGCACAGACGGGTGGAATTTCCGGCACTGGGCGACTGATTTTCGCTCTCGACGCGACCATGAGTCGAAAGGAAACCTGGGACATGGCCTGCCAGTTGCAGGGCGACATGTTCCGCACTGTCGCTTCTATTGGCGGCCTCAACGTCCAGCTGGTCTACTACCGCGGCCTGGATGAGTATCGCGCCTCAAAATGGGTCTCGGACCCCAATCACCTTGCCAAGCTGATGACCAAGATCGACTGCTGCGCCGGGCATACACAGATCGGAAGGGTCCTCGCCCAGGCCAAGCGTGAGACCGCGGTGCTCAAGGTCTCAGCCCTGGTCTTTGTCGGCGATGCGTTCGAAGAGGAAGAGGACGAGATCCTTCCCACCGCCCACGAGCTCGCACGTCTCGGCGTCCCTGTTTTCATGTTCCAGGAAGGCGATGCCCATCCTGTCGAGCGGGTCTTTCGCGAGATCGCCAAGGTGACCAAGGGCGCCTACTGCCGCTTCGATAGCGGGTCAGCCGCCCAGCTGGGTCAGTTGCTCAAGGCGGTTGCGGTCTTTGCTGTTGGTGGTGTCGCCGCACTGGAAGCCAGCAAGGACGCCGGCGCGATCAAGTTACTCGGTCAGCTGAAATAGGTGAAACGAGCATGAGGATAATCGATACACCAACGCACGGCCCGCTCCCCGTGCTCGATGTGTGGAAGCAGTGCCGTCACACCAAGACGGGGTAGAGCGGGGTCAACGAGAAAGGTGAACGGGTGAACATCAGTTATCGCCCCGAGGAGCGAGATTTTGGTCCCGCGCGCATGCCGGATCGAGACTATCTCGTGCTTACGCGTGACGCCGCCGCTCATGAGCATGGCGACATCAATGGTCATGTGCCTGAAGGGGTCATTCTGATCGAGCGTGCGGTGCGGACCAATGCACGAGGTCGCGGGTAAATCTGCTGCCGTTCGTCGTCAGCGTGCGCAGGCCACCCGGCGCTGGCGCGAGCGGCTCCAGCATGGGCCAGTAAGGCGGATGATTGGCGTCGCTACGTGCTCTATCCGGGTGGCCCGTTCTGCTAAGGTCTTCCCAAAGCCGCGATGTTTTACTTCTTGCCGCACCCTGCCTTAGCTTATTGCCGAAACTCCGTTTCCAAATCCACGAGACAGCCATGGCGGCCGACGCGGCCCGGTGGCAGCAATATTTCCGCGACGCTCCACCGCAGCCTGGCGACGAGCAAGTTGGCGGTTGGTCGCACGCACAGCTGGTACGGATGGACAATCGCTTGCGCGCTCGCCTCCTGCGCGCATTTAAGAGGGGGAAGGAGAACCGCCAGGTTGCGACTGCGACGTACACGCCAGAGAGTGGCCGCCAGCGCGCCTAACCCATCACCGCCGTCCGCTCGGCGTCCCACGTAATCGCGCGTGCAGCGTTGTAAGCGACACGATGCACGAGGCCGTCACTGAGAGGCTTGCCTTGTAACTCGACCGCCACCCGCCCAAGGAAGATATCGCGTAGATCGGGTGGTACCATCCGCGCCGCTTGCATCAGCTCGTGGAGCTGGGCGTCGGTAAAACCGAATCAGCGTCATGCGTCCGTCCGTTCGTCCTCGGGCAGCAAGCACAGCACCTTCGCCAAGTCCGCCAGCGAGCGCGTCATGCGGTCGTAGGTCTCGAGTAGCGCATGATCCACCCCATCCTCAGTGCGCAGGCGCGCAGCTACGTGTTCACACATCATTGCGGTCACGCAGTACGCCTCGAGCAGTGGGAAGATCTCGGGGCCGAAGAAGCCAGCTTTCCTTGCTCCGACGACGGCCTTCCAGGTCTCAGCCTCCGGAGGGGATAAGTGCGCCGGCGCCGGCGGGCGGCCATCTGCGGGGAAGGGGACGACGATCGTTGGGTCGTTCATCGTTAGAGGTCCCAAGGTTTCTTGACAGCCTCGCCGCCAGTTTCCCAGAGCTTTGGTCCCAGGGTGCGGTGCGGATCGCGGACCTGGCCGCGCTTGCCCTCGAGACTGGATTTCGGGGTCAATCGCAAGCTTCTGGCATATGCCAAGGCCACCGAGGCCGTCGTGGTGAGCCGTTTGGAAATTTGGTCGTAACGTTCGGATTTAGGATCGATCTTGATGAGCTCGGCCTCGAGCCGCTCACACTCCATCATGGCGTTGCAGTAGCGGCTGAGCAGCGCGTGCGTTTCG